CATCAGGTTCTCATATTCATTACCCACAGCTTGTTGGGTTTCTAGCCCAGCTTGTACACCGCCATATTGATTTTGATTGCCTAGTACGCTTTGGATATCTCTTTTTTGGGCTACAGGAGTATAGTCTTTAAGCGCAGTAGACAGGTCTTGCCGGCGTTGTCTGCTTCTATTATCTAGATTTAGCAGTGCATCTTGTACTCCACCTGTGATGCCTTCTATTCTAGGCGCGTTTACTAGACGTACATCAGTGTTAGTTCCTAGTCCCATCTATTATCCTTTACGCGTTAGCGAATGCTGTAGCATACGCATTTCTAGTTGTATTCTTACGTGCTCTTTCAGCTCTAGCATCGGCTATCTGTTGTCTGTATAGGTCCATCTGCTCATTTTGCATATTATACTTATTATAAGCATCGAACGCGCTTAGGGCTAGATTAGCACCACCCATCCAATCGAAGTTATTTGCATTAGCTATATCACTGTTTAGCTTTTCACCCTTTAGATAATCTACATACCCAGACTCACCTGCCTTAGGGTTTTGCTTGAGAAATTCTGCTCGAGACAGTGGCTGTTTACCTTTGCCAAAATTCTTAATGCTATCTAGGAAGCTACTAGTCTTAGGCTGCGCTACTGCTGCTGCTGGTACAGGAGGTTGATACATAGGGTTAGTAGCACTACCTGCTACTTGTGTCATGTCAGTAGGCTGTTGAATAAACTTAGATACATCTATACTATTACCATAGCTATTACCCATTGTATTAGGAATTACTACGCCATCAGCTGGGCTTTGTGTATTAAATGCAGGTGACATTACCGGTCTTGCCGGTGGTTGACTAGTGACGAATGATGATAAGTATGGATTGTTTTTATTGTTATAGGCCATTTCTATTCCTTTTTATAGATATATTAGTACCTCCATTAGGAGATACTATATACCTACAGTTCGATTACTGCGTATTCAGGCATTTCTTTAGGAATGAAATTCCCTGTATGATTACCTTGTTTATCTAGCTCAGGTACACTTGACGTGTATGTTCTAGATCGGATTTGCTCAACTAGGCATCGTTCTAAAGCTATCTCCATATTGAGTGGTACTACTCTTTGTAGTGTCATGTGTTCGTTTAGCACACCTGCAAATACAGATACAGCACTATTGTTATCAGGGTTGATATTAGCTACCTTTACCTTGATAGGCTCTTTAGCTTTAGCTACTCTGATCTGTTGGTCAGTCAGCTTTACACCTTTAGGCAGCCCACCTTTAGGATCAGCTTTACCTTTAGTACGCTTAGCTAGTGATTCCTCATTAGCCTTGTCAATCTTTTCTTGCAACTTTGCAGCGCTTATGTTTTTAGGGTATTCAATTCCTAATGAATCAGCTTTCTCTTTGAGGTCTGATAATTCCATGTGAATCCTTTGTTTTATTTATTGTGCATTATAACACATATTTGAGCCATCTAAGATTAGATGACTCTTTATGCGCTAGTTATTATGTAGCACAAACATACGCAACAGCTAGCTTTTCTGGTTGCAGTGCAAGACCAGCGAAGAAGTAGTTGAACGAGAACATACCTTTAACACCATAACGGTCAGTCTCAGAAACTTGTCCCGGAGCTTTAGCTTTAAACTTGATAGCACCTGCACCTTGTAGACCTACAGTTGCATATGAACCTTTAGTCGGGAAGATGATTGGGAATACATCAAATTTACCATTAGTTGTTTGATACCCTTGAGTATTAATAGTTGCATCAGCACCTTCACCCTCATATTTGAGCGCTCTTAGTGACTCTACGAAACGTACTTCATGTAGTGAACCTACTTCATTTGGATGTAGATTACCAGCGTATCCATACTCATGGATAGCACGATATTCAGCGATTGTTTCTAGGTCATATACTACGTCTGGTCCACAGATACCATAGTATGCTGCATTGATCGGAGTAGTAGCGAACTTAGTTGAACCTGTAATCATCTCAGTATTTTTCTGAGCGAGGTTAATCTTAAGTTGCTTAGTTACTTTACGAATAAAGTCATATGATACACCTGCAACTTCTCCACCAGTACCCATTGTAGCTAATGATGTTGCTGAGCCTGCGTAAGCACGTAAACCAGCTGCACCTAACATAGAAAGTTGTACATCATCGTCTTTCAACTCGATAGCTAATCTAGCTAGTTTAGTACGGTATTCCATTTGCATATCATGGTCAGAGAACATTGTTACTTCATCAGTATACTCTTCAAACGCACCACGTCTGATTAGTTTAGCTTCGAAGTTTTCACGGAATACACCGACTCTGTTCACTTCAGACGCACCTTCTGAGAGTGTTGGCATACCAGATGACACATCACCTACATTACGTGATCCACCGAATAAGTTACCAGTACCACCACTAGCAGCTACTGAGAATACAGTCGGAGATACATTGTTAGCGATATCTGCTTGACCTTCAGGAGTTGCATCATACGCAGCTTTAGCAGCAACAGCGCTAGCTTGATCAACGTACGCTACATTACGAAAAATCCAGTCAGTAGTTTTAATTACATTACCGTTTCCATCAAGACCTTGGTCTGCGCTATTTACATCACGTAAAATGTGTCTAAAGCGTGAAATACGAAATGTTTTACCACTATTTCTTTGCTGTGTTTTACTATCAGCAAAAGTTCCATAGACTAAGTCAGGTACAGCTACTTTGATCGCTGCTCTGTCATAAAAGTCAGTTCTTACGTTAGCTCCACCAGTGGAGTTAGTTCCATTACCATATAAATTACCAGTATAGTTTGCCATTATTTATCCTTTTAGGCGTAGTCTGATATAGCTCTACCAGTCATTCTCTGAAATTCTTTTTCAAAGTCAGAGTCATCTAAGTCATCAAAATTTACTCTTGGTGCTTTAGTCGACGCTTTCTTCTTAGTTCCAGATACAGCTGCTTTACGCTTCTCAGCTCTTTGTTTTTCTTGTACCGGGTTCACCTTAGGTTGAGGCTTAGTCTCTTCCACAGGCACCATTCTTGCCGCTACAATCCCTGCAGCTTTCTTATATAGTTCGACACTAGGTGTTTCTCCATACAGTGTAGCCATCTTATACATCTCAGGTGCTACTTCATCGTATACACCACTTTTGACATCTTCATATAGTGAATTCAAATTATTAGGTTGTCCTGCTACTTCATCGAAAAATGATTGAGGCATTGTATTTAACACCGTTTCCATCTTCGGTAAAATCTCAGTATCACTCGTAATTCTTTGACGTACACTTTCCAACTCAAGGCTTACAGGCTCACTTCCATAGTTATTCGGTCGGTAGTCCTTCGCTTGTTCAGGATCTAGCTCTAGCGAATCTATATTAGCGTTTCCCATTAGCTTTGACGCAGCTTGCACATTGCCTTTCTTGATTTCAACTAACAGATTCAGGTCGTCTTGAGTTAGATTCTCTTCCTCCATTAGGTTACCAACTTTACGCAGTGCAGCTACATTTTGCAGTTTCTGAGTATAGTCTATACCTTTTTCGAAACCTTTAATCAGCTCATTCAAAGTTACCTTCATCTTAGAGCCAGCAGCTTTTACTTCAAACGGTAGTACTTCGTCCATAGGTAGGTCACCAAACTTATATGGTTCTACTTTATCTTCAGACTTCTCTTCTTCATCTTCAGTACCAGCAGGTGTAGAAGTATCAGTGTCATCAGTTTCATCTTCAGTATCGATTTCCTCGTCAGGCTCATCGTCTTCAGACTCTTCTGTGTCTTCATCTTGTTCTACTGTCTCAGATTCCTCATCCTCATCCTCATCTGTTTCTTCAGCAGTATCGTCTTCTGCTTCATCTTCTTCAGGCTCAGGTTCAGGGTCATCTAGGTTAGGTTGCTCTTCGACCTCTTCTACAGGAGTACGTAATAGCTCCTCTAGTTTTTCTTCAAACTCATCTTCAGGTAAGTCATATACATTGATTTCATCAGCCATGACTTACTCCTCTTCAGCTTTTAAAGCTTCTTTTTCAGCCTCTAGGTCTTCTAGTTGCTTAACAAGTTCTCTACGCATTTCAGGGTTATCTATACCCTCAGTTCTATCTTGTAGTGTTTTAAGCCAGTTTTCTAGTAAACCTTTAGCTACGATCTTGTCTACGATAGTTGCTCTTTCTTTTACCACTTGTGCGTTTACTACACTATTTTTTAGTAATTCAGAGAGTCTATCAAAGTCTTCTTCCAAATAACCATTTACGATTATTAGTTGAAAGTCAGGATTAACTAACAGTCTATCTAGAGCTTTCTTTTGCTCTACAATTTTATCAAACTCAGCTAGAGATATTTCTAGTTCTGTAGGTTGTTCACTTTGTAAGACTTGGTCTGCTTCGACTTCTTTTAACATGTGATTCCTTTATTTAGATCGGACTTATACTCAGAGGATGCCGTGAACTATTATACGAATGTACTGTTATTCATTAGGTATGTCATTTCTGCATACGTGATGAACTCACTTCTTTGTCTCTGCGGAATAGTACCAGAGTGATAGCTAGGGAACGTTTTAGCTTCAGTAGTAGTTAGTGCTACTCCACCTGTTGCACTTAGATCTACATTGATAGTTCCACCTGAAGACTCGATCATCTTCACAGCATCGTCCCATGTTGCTACAGCTCCCATTCTATTCTCTAGACCTTGACCTTTTACCCAGCTAGGGATTACATATTTCTTAGACGTTCGCACAGGATCGACTCCTATAACAGCTGTAGGCACATCTTTTTTGATAAGTGTAACTAGATCCCATAGAGTTAGTACTCTTGATGTGGTTGCAGCAGTACCTCTAATAACTACGTGTTTAGCTAGCTTTCTAGGCTTTGTTAGGTATCTTTTCGTGTGTATAAACATTGGTTATCCTTTTCTTGATGTTATTATATCATATTTTTTAGTATTGCTGACCTGCATTACTTTTTATGATATCGTTTCTTGCTTTTACGTTTTCCTGCTCTATAGCTTCTTGCTGATCTACACCAGTAGACTTACGTACATAGTCTAGATCATTCATATCAGCTTTAGAGTGGATTTCTCTAGCCTTAGCCTGTTCAAGCGTAGCTTTAGCTTTCTTAGACATTATATCAGCTTCTCTATTCTCTTCAGCTCTACTGTATTTCTCAGCTATCTCTGCTTTGAGTTTCTCGTTCTCTAGTTGAGCTTTCTCTTGAGCTATAGGATCTGGCTGTGGTTGATATGCTTCTATTTTCTTAGCTAGCAGTGGCATTTTCTTGAGCTTAGCTTGCTCAACTAACAACATTTGCGTCATTTCAAATGGTAGTGACTGCCCCATAGTCTGTAACATGAAACTTAGTTCTTGACTTCTTTCATTATCAGCTTCAGGAGTGGACACAGTCATACCTATATCTATATTGCCATCTAGGTCATCTCTACGTACCTCTACAAACTCTTCATTAGTTATACGTACTATTTGGCTTTCATCCATGAATTCCATGTCCATAGCTAGCCATTTACGTAAGATAGGTATTAGGAACGTATCTTTATAGTTTCTAGAAATATCCATCTCTCGTTTAGCCGTAGCATCTAGCATTCCTCTAGCAGCTGTAGCGCTTGTACCTAACGTACCACTCACTCCAGCTGGTCTAATACCGGTCATTTGTTCTATATCTTGCTGTACAGTCACATCGAAGTTCATAATACTATTAGGTATTTCAGCGAAGTGCCCTTCCCATAGATCACCCGGAGTACCATTAAATTCGAAGTATTTACCTTCTCTGAATTTCTTCAGATTCACCGGATCTAGTGCACCTTTCTTATTACCCTTCTGTCCATTAGTTGAACTATCTAGTGTATCTAGTATAGCACGCTTGATACCAGTTCTAATCTTCTGGTCTGTACTTATAATATCACCATTAGGCTCTCCATACATACTGAACGGCTCAGCGTCAAATGCACAGCTTACGAATGGTACTTTACCGTCTGGATATGGATTGTCTTCCAATCTGATGATTACGTCGTTTACCCATACACACACTATAGGCTCAGCTATACCATCACCATTTAGGTCATAGTTACCCCAGTACTCTACTACATCTAACTCTTGTCTAGCTTCATCACTAAACATAAAGTCTTTATTAGTAGTAGCATATGGATCTTGATCCATATCACGAGTGCTACTCTTCAGTTTGATCTTATCTAGATTTTTATATCTACCGTCTTCACGTAGCAGCGATATATTAGATTTAAACTTATAGGCTACAAATTGTGCATTTTCTATATTTTGTTCACATGTAGGATCTACCCACAGCATACTGTTTCTACATAGTTCAGCAGTAGGTCTATTCTTAACTACCACAGTTTGTGTTTCTAGTTTAGTACCTACTTGAGCTTTCACATACGGCTGTTGACCAGCTGCTATCATAGCTTGCATTTCCTCTGCTTGCTCAGGGTACATTTGCATAGCTTGCTGTAGTTCCATCTCATTATTGATTTTTACGGGCTGGATATCAGGGACTTCTACTTCACGTTCTTCTTCGACTATTTCCCAGCCTACTTTAGCAACGACAGTACCTTCACGCTGTAATATCTTAAAGCTATTAGATATAAATTGGTATCTTGGGAAGTCTCTACAAAACTGATAGTTAAGCAGTAGTTCAGCTTGTTCAGCCGCTTTCTTATCTTCATATGTAATAGGTATAGCGTTTACTATTTCATCATCAGATACAAATGGATCGATTATAGCTGCATGCTGATGACTAGCTGCTTTCTTTATATCTCTAGATACAACAGTAGCTTTACCTTTTACTTCATTGCCGTAGGGCCCCCCATTATACTCAGCTATAGCTTTAGCGTGCTTTTCATCTAGCTCATTCTTATATGGTTCAGTAAGAGTTAGATCACCCTTCAGCTTCTGTAATAGTTGTTTTTTATTGATACTAGCCATTGTCATCCCTTGTTGATTACGTAATTATACCACAGTTTTAAGCTACACTAGCTTCCCATGCCCTAAAATTTTTATCAGCACCTATTTTACTTTGTATTTCTATATCTAGGTCGGTGAGCATATCTATGTTCATGAGCCTCTTATTAGTCAGCTCCATAGTAGGCGCAGGAAACATATATGGTTTATTGAGTACTTCTTCATTGTACCGTTCTTCCTCAGCTTTCAGTGCATCTAGTTCAGCGCTTGTTTTCTTCTCCTGTTGATCAGCATAAAATTCATAGCCTTTCATTAAGCCTTTTAACATATCTAATATACCATTTGCAGTAGACATTACGGACTGTGTAGCAGAATGCGTAAATATACTAGTTATAGAGTCTACAGCTTTAGATACAGCCTCATTCACTATATCGCCTATTGTTACTTGTTTGAGTGCTTCGTTGACAGCACCTTCAGTTACTTTCTTTCCAGCTTCTTCCACAGCTCTTTTTGCAGCCTCTTTAGCTAGATTTTGTACCATAGCCATAATACCTAAGGCACTACCTATATATCCGAGTATTGTAGAAAAGCTGCCCATTAAGCGTACATTACTTTGTGCAGATAAACCTCCGGCTTTAGCTAATACTACTCCGCCTATAGCAAAACCTATAGCAGCGTATCCCGCAAATGCAGCTAATTCAACTAGACTAAAACTTGCACCGCCGGTAGGTGCAGCTAGATAAAATGCTATAACTAATATTAGTATAGTTAACACTATAGCTAGTACACCTTCCCACCAGCTAGCGTCTTCTACGCTATAGTCAGTACCTAAGCTTTTACCTAAAAACATAGCAAAGTCTCTTTTTTTCATAGATCGTACAGCTTCATGTTTTAAATACTGATTATCTAGCCATAAGCTATCTTCTATAGGATCAATATTCATCATGCTACGCATATTTCGCTTTATTATTGTATCGAATGCTATAGATGTCTTTTCATCAGGGGTTTGTAACGTAATACCTTTAGCAAGCACTCTGCGTCTTTCAGTGTACCAATCTATTATCTCATTTACGATCTTTGACGTTTCTGTTACACCATGAAACTTATAGTCTACTTCATACTGTATTCTTCTAGTAGTTCCAGCGTTAGTATTACTTACAGCTAGGTCCTTAGTTCTATACTCACCGATCTGTTCAAAACTGTTAGTATCACCTAGCACAGCGAATGCACCATACTGACTTACACTAGATGCTACATCAGCTACAGCTGTATTTATAGGCACATAGCTACCAATTCCATCTACTACGCTTCTACTATCAAACGTATAATCTTTATGTCTGCTATTAGCTAAGAAGTACCATGGATTACTCATTAGCTTATCGTAGATCTGTTTAGTGTTCAGTGGGTTAGGTACTATCTCACCTGCTTCATTTATAATATACCCATCGTCATGCTCAGTGAGATACCTTTTTACACCTCCGCCGTAGTCTATAGTTACTGTAAACTTTTTAGTATTTTTAAACGCGTCATTCAGAGTTTGTGCTATTTCAGCTTTTGTAGGCTCTACGAGTCCACCAGTAGGCGATAGATTTTCAAATCCCAGTGCAGTTTCGCCACTCCATTGATACACACCACGATTTAGCTTAAACCACATTAGTTCTATTTCGCTATCTACTTCTTGGGATACAAATTGGTCCCATGACATACCTAGTGATTTTATAAATTTACGCATTCTAGGCGTATCAACATAGTATCCGCTTATGTAGAATACTAGTTGTGGGGCGTAGACTAGCGTACCATCTATAATAGCTTTAGGCCAAACTCTATCAAATCTTTCATAGACACTACTGTTTCGATTCCATAGCATCCTAGCAGGTGTAGCGCCATCAAATCGAAACATAGCCATTGTTACACTCCCGGAAATGGATCAGGTGTTTCACTATTAGGTGTAGCTAGTTTTCTCAAACCATCTATTAATAGGTTGATTACTTCCTGTGATGGAGGTACTTCAGCTGACATCATTTGTCCTGTTACTACAGCTGATCCATTCACTAGATTATTGATCTTACTATCCTCATAGGCCTGTCTCTGTCTTTCAGCATTCAATGTCTGTTGATTAGTATATCCACCTACGATCTTCTCAGTAGGACCAGACAGACCTTTAGTGATATTATCAGATTGATCTACACCTATTTGTACTACTCCAGACTTTCTATACGCATCAGCATACGCTTGATATGTTGCAGCTTCTACTTGTTTAGCTTGCTCATACAGTAAACCGCTATTTTCTAGATCTGTAGGCTTACAAGGATTATTAGCGTCATATTGTGTTACCTTACCGTTTTTACGGATACTATCAGCTATAGTAGCTTCTATGTTAGCGCACTGTAGTTCAGTCTGTTTACCTACCAGACAAATTTCCTCTTCTGTTTTTAGTTTGTTAGCTAACACTAATTCAGTATCAGCTTTTACCTTAGCTAACGCATACGCTCCATCTCTCTCTTCTTTAGCCCACTGCAATGCTGTAGTCATAGCTTGTGCTGACATTTGTACTGCCATCTGACTAATGAACTCTGCTGCCATTTTAGCTCTGTCAGGCTCAGGTACTTGCAGATCTTTGAAGATAGTATAAAATGTATCTTTAGCCCTTGTATACAGACTATCCTCATCTAGCGTATCAGCCATCAGCTGACTATACTTTACACTCACATCTAGCTTACCATCTTCTGCTTGAAATAACGGTGTCTCTATCCCACATGAACTCATTATATCTCCTTTAATTTAATTTAATTGCTGGTAGTCTAGCAGTTATTTTGCCAGTTCGTGAGGTATCCGCCACAATAGCATTGCGTAACCCTATTCTATCAGACCCTCGAAAATCTAATACTTTATGGTATGTACCATTATATGATAATATAACATGTGTTTTACCTCCTGCGTACGGGTTGCCACTGTCAGTAAAAGACATTGTTACTTTTATACCTTCAACAACGTAAGACTTAGACCCATAGCCATTTTGCATAGGCTGCATTACTCCACCTATTCTTAGTACTGTAGTTCTAGGGTACAAATCTTTAATATATACTACTACATCCATAGACGTGTTTTTTACGTAAAATGAAAATTCAATATAAGTTTCACCTTTACCAACATACCCATCTATAAGTTTATTATTAGCGTCTTGTACCGTAATACGCATATCTTTTTCTATAGCCCTTGCTGTAGTATTTATAGTGTACGTGTCATATCCATACGCTTTATAGGCATACGCTAAAGCACTAGATGGAAAACCGAACATAGGAGCAGAAGCTGTACCACCGGCATCAGACGCTACAGCAACAGTAGACGTAGGTAATCTGACATACCCATCGGTTACAACTAATGAACCGTCAGGGTTTTTCGCAAAATTATCTTTATACTGCGCAGGTACTGTACTTGGTGTATAATATTTCCAAGACGTCAGTGCACCAGCACCTGAAAAATCAATCCATGAGCTTTTAATGACTGATCCAGTTATATTCACACCTTTTATTTCACCGCCTTCTATAGTACCACCTACTATCACAGGGGCTACTATTTTACTTGATGCTTTGATTACAGCAGCATCCACAGTTCCGGTTTTTATAGCACTACCATCTATTATAGTGCCATTAACACCATTTAAGTCATCTTTAGTAGCCAAACCTTCACTACCTTCAACATTACTAAATTGAACTACGCCATTAAAGTATATTTTACCATTTTCTATTCTAAATGGCACATTACCTTGACCTAGATTATCTGCTACCTCAAACTTATTAGCAAATATTTTGAAGCTTGAACTAGGTGTTCCACTAGGGCTATCAGCTGCTGCTACTACAAACCCAGACGCTGCGTTACCTGCACCTACTACTAGACTTGATCTAGCTACAGCTTTACCATCTACTGTTACAGTAGCTTCATCTAGCCTTTGTACACTTGCAGATATTCTAGTGTCATCTACCTTTGTCCACTGTAGGGGATTTCCTTGGTATCTCCACATTTGATTACCAGCTCCACTGTCTATCCATATATCGCCTTCACTTAGTTCAGGGTACACTGTACTCGTAGGAGGGCTAGCTTGATAGTATGTAGTGATTTTACCGTCTGCAGTAGCTTGAGCCTTCAGCGCAACTTCATATGCCTTATTGGCTGTATCACTAGTTATCAACGCCCACATATAGCCTTCACTATCTGTTTCAGGCTCATTTATAGTTGATTTAGCGAATCTCCAACTACCTTGTAGAGTCTTTTCTCCTGTAGTCAGGTCAGTCGTGTATAATACATATGTATCACCAGTATGTATACTTTTACTACTTTCAGTATTCCATGTAGCGTATGGCTCAGCAGTCAGGTCTATATTAGGTGTCCCATTCTGGTTAGGACCATTATTACCAGCGTCAGCATCATAAAACCATGTTTCTACTACACCGTCTATCTGCTTCTTTAGTGTATTTATATCGCCGAATGCACTTTCTATTTGATTCTGCTGACTTTGCATAGTAGCAGTTAAGTTCGCAGCACTTTTAGCTGTAGCCTTAGTTAGGTCAGTATTAGTGCTCATTACATTTTCAATAAACGCTCCACCTTCACCATTAGCCTGCCATGCTCCTATAACAGTACTGGCTATAGCGCTAGCCTCATCAGCTGTGACCTTAGTTATATCTAGGTTTTGTATTGCAGCTGTATTGCTATCATTAGATGTTTTCAATACATCTAGATTATACGCTAGCTCTTTGTCTTTGTCATGTAAAAACCCTACTTCAAGTGTTATACCATCTTTAAAATTTCTAAATCTAGTATCTAGGTCATATACATTAGTGCTTAACGTGCTTTTTTCAAGTGTATAATTGATTTGGTCTAGGAACCATTGGTCAGGAGCGTTATTCTTCTTTATAGTATATATGTCGTCTCTTACTATTGCGTAAGTATCAGGTTGTACCTTTACCTTATTACTTTTAGTTACGTCTATACTATTATTTGTATCAGGTATTACAGCTATTGCAGGTTTATCGTCTATTACTACATTAGTTCTGAGGTCTACCTTGATATCAGACATTATGCTACCTTTTTAACATATACATCGATTGTAGCTGATCTATCACTACTATTAGCTAGTTTGAACTCCATATAGCCAGTGTATGACATTCTAGGAACGTATTTATCCTCTTCAAAGCCATACTTAGCATCTAGTAGTACAGTCTGTTCTGCAGTCAGATCTAGTTTAAACACACCATTATCTGCGTCCACTATAGTCATGTTTACAGGCGCTATTACTTCTACGCCCTTTAGATCGAGCACTTTAAATGTACCAGTGTCATTTGGATCTAGTGTTACACCTGTCATACCATCATCGCTCATAACCGTAAATTTAGCAGAGAACTCTACACCAGAATAAATAATAAAATTAGCCATTATGTTTTTTCCTTATTAAACTAAAACCCAAGTAGGTACACCACCAAGAACTTGTAAGTTATATAAACCATCGCTTAAAGGCGCAGGAGGAACTGTTATAGCATTAACTTGTCCATATAAGTTTGTAATATCTGCTGTATTAGCTGCTATCTCAGGAAATTCACTAGCACTTATAGTAACTAATCCTACTCTTCCATTTACACTCGTAACACTATTATTAGCTGGTATTGAGCCCCAATCATTAATAGTTAGCGGGTTATTTAGTAAAGCTAAGTATTCACCATTCTTACTGGCTATAGGGTCATTAAACACTATACACCTATCACTCTTAAGCACACCAATTAAAGCTAACATCTCTGCTTCTGTGTTTACATAAAATGTTTGTGTTTGCTGCACAACAGGAATAAATGAACTAGGTATCTTTCCATTAGCATCTACAGGAGCTACACCGTTAGCTACTCCTACTTTAGCATTAGACACATAGTCTAAACTAGGGATTTGAGCTAATGGCACAGTTGTATTCCCATCTAGCGTTGCTACGCCATTTATGTTAGCTTTTTCAGTATTAGCTATAAATGTACTTTCAAATGCTGTTTTTTCTACATCGAACTTTTCTTGTAGTGTCTTAGGCGTTACCATTTTAGTAGCATCTAAACCGTCTATAGTTTCTTGTGTAGTAGCTATATCTAGTTCAGTATTAGGTACGTGCCCAGTACTATTTAGTGTAGCTAAACCTGTAGGACTACCTATTAGTTGATTATCTATTTTCTTAGCTAGTTCACTATTTACTCTAGCACTTTCTGTATTGTTTATATCATCTATCTCTGTTTTCGTATAGACTAAAATTGTATAGTCTACCGGAGTTGCGTCTTCAGGTATAGCCATAATGTATTCCTTTGTTAAAATTATACCATATAAATCGTCTGCATAAGTCTTTCAGCTCTTTGTGGCGTTTGTTCATGCCATTTACTGTCTAAACCTTCTTTAGCAGCTAATTCATAGTCTTCGTTTTCTAACGCAGCGAACATACGTTTGAAATTAAGTAAACCGTTTACTCCTAGTTGGTAAGCCATTTCATACAATACTTCTTTTACATCAGACGGCATATAAATTACACTAGGTTTCTTAGTGA